AACTGAAAGAAATTAATAAGTTGCAAGAGGAAGTCTATGGAAGTATCCTGACTTTCGGTATGATGCCCCGTGAAACTAAATTGGAACACATTGAAAGACTGCAACTTCTTCTTGAAAAGCAGCGTGTGATGTATACACGTCTGTCACTCTCTGATGATCCATTAGCAGTTGAAATGAAAGAAAATCTTCGTAAATCAGTGGCACTGATGGGATTCCCACCAGAAACTGATATGAGTTTTCTTTTTAATAGTATGAACAAAACAATCGAATCTCTCAAGCAATACGTTGACCGTTGATAAATAATAATGCCTGATCGGGTGACACTTTTCGGGCAGAAGAGGGCACCAGATGCCCTTTTCTTGTATAAATAGATATGTCACCCGATTAGAGAAGAATGAAGAAGTATTTTTATGTGTATTACTCTTATGAAGAGTATGGTAGAGGTTATATTGGTAGTAGAGTTTGTGATTGTTTCCCAGAAGAGGATGTAAAATATTTTGGGTCTTATAGAGATAAAACTTTCAATCCAACTCAAAAAATAATATTAGAAACTTTTACTAATGTTGAAGAGACACTTGAAGCAGAATGTTTCCTTCACAATTTTTATGAAGTAGATAAAAATCCTCATTTCGCAAATAAGGCAAAGCAAACTTCTAAAAAGTTTTACCATAGATCATTTGGAGAAAATAATCCTTCTAAAAGAGATGATGTTAGAGAGAAAATAAGAGAAGGGAAACTTGGAGAAAACAATCCAGCAAAAAGACCAGAAGTTAGAGAACAACTTTCTGCTGCTCGTAAAAGAAGAATAACTACCGAAGAAACTAGAAGAAAGATGAGTGAGGCACATAAAGGAAGAATGTCGCCAAGAGGAATGTTGGGTAAAAAACATTCAGAAGAATCTTTACTGAAAATGAGAGAATCTTGGAAAAAAAGAAAAGAAAATAGGGCTTGACATCCCTTTGTAGGTCTCCTATAATAAAGTTGTCGCAAAACCAAATCCGACAAATCCAATTTATCCAAAGTAATCCAAATGTCATTCCAAGACCTTAAAAAGCAATCTAAACTTGGTAATCTAACTGCCAAACTTGTTAAAGAAGTAGAGAAAATGAGCACTAGTAGTGGATCTAGTGATGAACGCTTCTGGAAGTTAGAATGTGATAAAGCAAATAATGGGTATGCTGTAATTCGTTTTCTCCCTGCACCGAATGGAGAAGACCTTCCTTTTGTAAAGATTTATTCTCACGCCTTTCAGGGAGTATCTGGTTGGTATATTGAGAACAGTCTTACCACTCTGGGACAGAAAGATCCTGTGTCTGAACTGAACTCTGAACTGTGGAACAACGGCACTGATGCTGGTAAGGAACTTGCCCGTAAGCAGAAGCGTAAACTGACTTATGTGTCTAACATCTATGTGGTGAAAGATCCTGCAAACCCTTCCAACGAAGGTAAGGTCTTCCTGTTCAAGTATGGTAAGAAGATCTTTGATAAACTGACTGCCGCAATGCAACCAGAGTTTGAAGATGAGGAAGCAATTGATCCGTTTGACTTCTGGCAGGGTGCTAACTTCAAACTGAAGGCAAAGAACGTCGCTGGTTATCGTAACTATGATTCCAGTGAGTTTGGTCCCCAAGGTGCTCTTCTGGACGATGATGACGCAATGGAAGCAGTGTGGAAGAAGCAGTATTCTCTTGCTGAACTTACCGCTGCCGACCAGTTCAAGTCTTATGATGAACTGAAGAAGCGTCTGGAATATGTGCTCGGCACCAAAGGCACTCCTCGTTATCAGGATCCTGAAGAGTTTGATGAGGACAACACTCGTGGTTCTGTGAAAGAACTGGACGATGATCTTCGTGAGGAACTGTCTAGTCTGAAACCCACCCGCCGTGCTGCGGTCGTTGATGATGATGACGATGCTGACGAAACCTTATCATATTTCGCAAAATTGGCGGAATAAATAAAAGTGCCTTAAATGTCCGCAAACTTTAAGGATGGAGGAGATTTCTCTCCTCCTTTTTATTATAAATACTAATGCGGACATTAAAAGAGCGGTTATGGAATTCATAGAGTATCACTATGTCTATTACTCCTATGAAGAATGGGGTAGAGGATATTTTGGTAGTAGAACTTGTAGATGCTTACCAGAAGAAGATGTAAAGTATTTTGGTTCTTTTAGAGATAAAACTTTTAAACCAATACAAAAAATAATACTTAAAGACGATTATGCTACAAGAGAAGAAGCATACATTGATGAAATTATTTTACAACAATACTATAAAGTAACAGAAAATCCACACTTTGCTAATAGAGCATATCAAACCTCTACGGGATTTAGTAGAAAAGGAACAACTCCTTGGAACAGGGGTATCCCTAGAGATCCTGAAATTATAAAAAAAATGAATGATGCTAGAAAAAATAAACCTCCTCATAATAAAGGTAAAAAAATGAGTTTAGAGCAAAGACAAAAATTAAGTGCTGCTTGTAAGGGTAGAAAATTAACAGAAGAAGCAAAGAAAAAAATAAGTAAAGCAACAAAAGGAAGAAAATTAACTGAAGAACATAAGAGAAAAATTGCTGAAGCAAATAAAGGAACTCCCAAAACTATGACTGAAAAAAGAAAACAGTCAGATATAGAAAAAGGTTTGAGAGCAAGAGGAAAATTAGTTGGTGATAAAAATCCAACCAAAAGACCAGAAGTTAGAAAAAAGATAAGTGAATCTTGTAAAGGTAGAATTCCCTGGAATAAAGGTAAAAAATTGACGAAGGACTGATAAAGTGCTATAATACGGGGGAGGTCAAGGGTCTCCCCCCTTTTTTTATGAAATCTGATTATTATATTGACCGTATTACAAAGAAGCAGGCAGAAGAACTTTTACTGACCTATCATTATCTCAAAGATTTTTCTAAAGGTTACCGCTCTGGATATAACTATGGTCTCTTTAAGAAAAACGATTTTTCACCTTTAAATATTGGACCTCTTTTAGGCACAATAATTTTCACTGGACTTCCTGTGCCTGAAATCGCACAAGGAGCATTTGGACTAGAACGAAATGAGCAACAAGGACTCTTTGAACTTTCACGACTTTGCATACACCCTGAAACCCAACACAGCGAACATAATATCACTTCTTGGTTTGTTTCAAGAGCGATTAGACAGTTACGGAAGGATACTGAAGTTAAAGCAATCATCTCTTACGCTGATAGCGATTTCCACAGCGGTACAGTGTATCGTGCTTGTAATTTTAAATATTGCGGACTTTCAGACCCAAAGAAAGATTTCTACTATGCAGACGGAACTAAACACTCTAGAGGCAAAGTTAAAGGTGCTGCAGGAGAATGGAAAGAACGCTCTCGCAAACACCGATATGTGATGATGTTTGATAAGAGTTTAGAACTCTTATGGGATTGTACTGAACCCAACAGGGTTTGATGCTCTTGTATTTTCTGTTCTGATTAGTTTATTATTAACATACTGCGATGATTGGTCATAAGTCATCGCTTTTCTTGTATCATTTAAAATTTGCTGCAAATAAACTGGTTTTAAAAGATAAATTCCTCTCTTTTCATTATTTTTTAATACCTCATATTCATAGTTTGATATACCGACGACTGGATTTAATGTTGTATCTACTTTTTGTGGATTTGGAATAGTAAAGTTAGCATCAACAACTTTACCAGCGGGAAGAATTAAACGGTCTTGTGAGTCTTTGACCTCAGTTGTTTCATAATGATGTATGGCATTTAGATCTGCACCATAAATTGATTCAGCATAATTATAAACTTCTGCATCTGAAAGAGGCCATTGATCTCTAACTCTTGTGATTCCTGCAAAGACTAAAACAACCCAATCATATTGAGAACTTCCATAAATTTCTTCTGCTACTGTTTCTGGTCTTGCACCATCAGTAATTTGATACTTATTGAAAACAGTAAAGACATTTTGTAAATCATCACGAAGTTTCACCCTTCGGAATAAATTCTTAACAGTTAAATACTCATCAGATGATTTTCTATCTGATAGAAAAGATTGATATTCAAGATTGGGTAGTTCTCTAAAATAAGACATTAGTATCCAACTCCAATATCTGTAGTCTTATAATCTTCATTGTAAATTGGCGACAGTTCTTGAAACTGTAATGTCATTTGCATATGAACTGGAGTTGCGTCTGGGTATGTTGCATACTGAGCAGATCCATTATAATTAACATTCATTTGAGTTAGAGCACATGGTTTGAAACGATGTAAGAATGGATGTTGTTTGTCACCACTCATGTATTCTAATTTAAATACATTAGGTGCGCTGACAAATAAACCTCCTCCTGCAACACTAGGATCTCCTTTTTTTGGAGTCATATTTTTCTTGAAAGTTCGGATGATTTGTTTAATCATCTCTGATTCTTTCTGAGATCTAGGAACCATATCAAAAGAAAACTGATATGCTGGACGAAGAGTTACTCCATTAAATAACAGTTCAACATTTTGATTGAACACTACTCCTTGTGCTCTAGAAATAATTGAATTAGCATCTCCTTGTCCTATTACCGCTTTCATGGCAGCTGCAGCAGTTCCAGCAGCAAGCTGCTGTTGCCCCTCTCCACTTTGTACTGCACCGCCAATATTAACACCAAAGTTTTTGATTGATTGTCCTATTGATGCTGCAATGTTATCAGACAATACTGCAGAAGATGCTGCATTAGCAAGAGATGCTGCAATAGGATTCATCGTTCCAGAAGTCCAATCTGCAGCGTTATTATCTTGAATTGTTGCTGGCATTGGAAGTATAATAGTCGCTAAAGCATTTTTAATATTTCCAGTTTGCTTTAATGCTTGTTCAGTTGTTCCCAGTGCAAATCCACCCGTTAAATTAAGACCAGGTGCTTTGTACTTAATTACCTGAATCTTAAAATAGTCATCTTGATTTCCAATATTTTTAATCGGATATCGGAGATATTCTGCCATCTATTTTTTCTAATTATTTATTGTCAATTTTGTATTAATTTACCATAAGGAACTGATCTTAAAGTTGCAAACTCTTGTTGACTCAATTCATACAATCCACTGACTAATCGATCACCATCTTCAGTATTATATTGTCTAATTTTTCCAAGATGGTAATTAAATCCTCTAAATCCTTTTGGCAACATATCTCCAGCAAGAATTAATGGATGCTGGTCATAAAGAATTCCTGGAGTTTTAGCATAATAAATGAAAGTATAGTATCTTCCTGGTGATGGATATGATCTTTCTGTCCCACTTAATCTAGATAATATTTCATCCATCAATCTTTCTGGTTTTTCTGTTCTAATTAATGATTCTTTGAAATCTTTGAGACGATTTGTGCGTATTCTTCCATCAATTCTTCTAGGTGCTTTTGGATTAGCATCAATATAATCGGAATCATTCTTGATAATACTGATTAATTGTTCTTTTGTTAATCGACGATATCCACCTAATTTTCCAGCACCACTTGCAGTTGTATAATAAATCGTATATTCTTCAGCAATTTCAATTAACTGATCTTTCGTGTAATCTTTTAATGGTTTTTCGTATCCTGTGAGTGCCATTTAGAATAATTCTTTTTCGGTAATTACTTTAAACTCATAACCACGATCAGCACACCATTCTCGTGCTGCTTCCCACTTTGATTGATTTTTAGCATACTCATAAACCTCACTGATATATCTTTTCGTCTGTCTTTGTGGTTTGGTGGGAGGGACTGTTTGCTTTGAGGGTTTAATTTCAATCATATATTTTTTAGTTGATCCATTCGATTCTTTGACTTTGATGAGAAAGTCTGGATAGTAGCGGTGTATTTTTCCGTCCAATGGAGAACGGTAGGGAATGCATTTTTCTTCAGATTGCCATTCAATTATTTTTTCATTCGTATCACAATAAACACAAAACTTTCTTTCCCAACTTGATCTATAGTATATTTCGCAAGGATTTCCTTTATATTTTTCTGGAAATTTTGGAGAATATTTTCCTTGTAAAAATTTTTTCATTTATTTTTTATCCCATTTCCATTGTCCTTTTATTCGTCCAAGAATAAAATCTTCTCCAGGTTTTTCCATAGATCTTCTATTAACTTTTCCATTATTCCACCATTTAGTTCCTTTTGATAATCCCAATGCGTGTTTTGGTGGTTTTATTCCATTTTGTTTTAAGGTTTTTGCTATTTGTTCTCGTTGTTTTTTTCCTTCTTCGGTTTGGTAATATTTTAACCTATCTATAGATTTTAATTTTTTATATTCATCTGTATGTTTTTTTCCAAAAAATGTACCATAACAACCTTTTTTTGCTTGACTAATTTTCATTTTAGTTTTTTCTGTGCAAATTTTTCCTTTATTTCCTAAACTTATTTTGTCTTTAACTTCTTGTGTTCTTGGTTTTCCATAGTTCCAATTATTTTTACCTCTTATACTTTCATTTCTTTTTATTTTAGCATTTTCATATAAGTATGAATTATAGTATCTATTACTTTTACCTTTCATATTAATGATGGCACATAACATTTTTTGTGTATTTTTATGATATAAACCATATCTTTTAATACAAATTTTTGCTAATAATGTATGTGCAATATAATGTTCTCTTCCAGTAAGCACCACAATTTTATTGTTTTTTCCGTAAATACTTATAGGAAATATGTGGTGTTTTTCTGTATATTCTTCAGGCAAAGTTCTGTTCTCTGCTTTTCTGATGATACTACAATAAATCTTTAGATAGTTCATTTTCTCATGTCTGGGGATAATAATATTTATAATGTGGGTCTTACGCAATATTATCTCCCCAGACAGTATTGCCGCCCACTTAAATATTTAATATGACATCTAAATACTTACAACAAGAAACTCATAATAGGTATTTAGAGTGGCAGTTAGTCCCCGTAGAATATCAGACATCAGACCATTATTTACTAATCTTGCACAAACTTCTCATTATGAAGTAAAATTTGGTGGTCTTCCTCCAGAGTTAGTGTCTTATTTGGGAAGAAGAGGAGTTGATCGTAGATTTATTGCTGAAGATGCAGGTCTTTTATGTCATAATGCTTCTCTACCAACAACACAACTTGCTAATGCAGAAATTGCTGGAAACTACATTGGTATCACAGAAAATTTTGCAAATCGTAGAATCTATCAAGATATCAGTCTTGAATTTTATGTAGATAGAAATTATAAAACTTTAAAATTTTTAGAACATTGGATGGAGTTTACATCAAGTGGATCATCTTATCCAATTGATGGCAATAATTTACCAATTAATACCAATGTTGATGAAGGATATTTTATAAGAATGCAGTATCCAGAATACTATAAATCAAATAGAACAAGAATCATTAAATTTGATCGTGATTATCAAAGAGAAATTGAATATACTTTTATCGGATTATATCCTTACAATATTGCATCAGTTCCAGTTTCTTATGCTCAATCTGATGTGATGAAAATGCAAGCAACCTTTAAAATTGATAGGTATGTAATTGGTAAATCTTATAGTTTAGATATTCGTGAAAACAGAGATAATGATAGAATATCAACACAACCACCAGCAAGACCACCATCCCAACCAAAACCAAGATTAGTTCCAAGATCTCCAGGATCCATACCTTCAAATGGTGTTCAATTATTTGATCCAAATAAGAGTTATTATGAAAATCTTTATGGTAGCCAATTAAAGGAAATTCGTGAAAGAAGAGTCTGAATAAGTCTCTAAATAATCTTATCTGATTTGTAGGTGAATATGCCATTACCCAAGATTGCGACGCCTTCGTATAATTTAGAAATTCCATCTCTTAAAAAAGAAATCAAATATCGTCCCTTTCTTGTAAAAGAAGAGAAGATTTTAA